GCGTCATTACAAAAGATGACGTTCGAAAAGCAATTGAAACGCTTAAGAAGTACAAAGACGGTAAACAAAATCTTGAGCAAAAGATAGTAGAAAATGAGCAATGGTGGAAGATGCAGCACTGGGAACTCATTCGCAAGAAAAATGCTTCTGAGAATGACCCGGAACCAGTCACAGCTTATCTCTTTAACACTATTGCGAACAAGCATGCAGATGCGATGGACAATTTCCCGGACCCGGTCATATTGCCAAGAGAAGAAAGCGACATTCCGGAGTCAGAGAGTCTTACTGACATTATACCTGTCATTTTGGAGAAAAACAATTTTGAAGAAATATATAGTAATGCCTGGTGGTACAAACTGAAACATGGTTTTGTTGTTTATGGCGTGTTTTGGAATCCGGACTTGGAAAACGGACTTGGAGATATAGATATTCGCTATATAGACGCTTTGAACATCTATTGGGAACCTGGTATTCGAAATATTCAGGATAGCAGAAATATTTTCGTTGTTACTCTTGTTGATACTGACTTGTTAGAGCAGCAGTATCCATTTCTGAAAGGAAGCCTACAAGGAAACAAGGTCATTGACGTGAAGCAGTACATCTATGATGACACCATTGATACAGCGAACAAATGTCTAGTTGTAGATTGGTACTACCGCAAAAACGTTGATGGAAAGCCAATACTTCATCTCACAAAATTTGTTGATGAGATTGTACTGGAAAGCACAGAAGATGACGAGCAGCTGTCGCAAACTGGATTATATGACCATGGAATGTATCCGTTTGATGTGGACGTGCTTTTCCCGGAAGAGGGGACATGCTACGGTTTTGGATATATTGACATAGTCAGAAATCCGCAGATGTATATCGACAAGCTGGACCAAATCATATCAAAAAATGCTTTGATGGCAGGGAAAAAGAGATTTTTCATAAGAGACAGTGGCGGCATAAATGAAAAGGAATTTGCCGATTGGAGCAAAGACCTTATCCACGTGGAAGGCTCGGTTAACCAGGATAGTATCAGAGAGTTCCAAGTCAATCCTTTACATCCATATATTATTCAGCACCGGAAAGAAAAAATTCAGGAAATGAAAGAGATTTCAGGCAACAGGGATTTCTCTCAAGGCGGTGTTACAGGTGGTGTTACTGCAGCAAGTGCAATTATTGCGCTGCAGGAAGCAGGTAATAAGTTATCAAGAGACATGATTAAAGCATCATATAGAACCTATAGGAAAATCATCGAAAAATGTATTGAACTTATCAGGCAATTCTACGATGTTGAAAGAAAATTCCGCATTGAAGGTCCTGATGGAGCATTGCGTTTCATCGCATATAGCAATGCTAAGCTGAAAGAGCAACAGTTGATGCCTTCTTATCCCGGAGAGGAACCAAAATACCGGAAACCGGTGTTTGATATCAAAATTAAAGCACAAAAGGCAAATCCGTTTTCGCAAGCACTACAAAATGAGCTTGCAAAGGAACTTTACTCTGCAGGCTTTTTCAATCCGCAGTTAGCACCACAAGCTCTTATTGCGCTTGAAATGATGCATTTCGAAGGAAAAGAACAAATCATAAAGAGAATAGCAGAAAATGGCAGCTTGTACAATCAGATGATGCAGATGAAACAAACGATGGACAAAATGGCAGCTATTATTCAGTCATTGACAGGCAGAAATCTTGGAGTAAATCCTGAACAAATTAAACAGATGGCAGGTGGAATGTAAAATGATTAATATTACTTTTGTTTGTTTTGGAAACAATTTTTACGAATTTCACAGCGAAGGTCATGCTGAATTTAACAAAGGGAATGATATTGTGTGTGCTGGAGTCTCAGCCTTATCTTATGCGCTTTTAGGCACTCTTGAGAATGTAAAAGGTTTGAAAGTCAAAAATGAAATTAACAATGGCAAAATGTTCATAGGTATAGATGCTGCAACAAAAGATGTCCATGCAATTGCAAATACTGTTTTTTCTACAATTTGTATAGGTTTGAAGCAATTACAGCTTACTTATCCGGACCATGTGAAAGTTGACATCCTTAGTGATGCTACAATGACCGAGGAAAGTAGATGAAAAATCTGTGTTATTATGAAATTGAAGGAGACGACATCCAAAAAGGTCGAATATTAGATGTATTAGATGGTGTCGCTAACCATTAAAGTGCGAAGGGGTGAAATTATGTTATTTGATAAATTGATAAAGCTTTTACCTGTAAATTTAAGATTGTTTGATGATGCCGGCGGCGGAGATGCTGGAGCTGGCGATAGTTCTGGTAGTACAGGTGAAGCTCAAGCCGGAATACAATTACCTGGCCAAGGTACGGCGCTTGGCACAAAGAAAAAGGGCGATGATAAGAAACCTGTTGTCTTGTATGGAAAGCAGGACCAAGATAGCAATCCTGCTCAGCAGCATGACAACAATGTGCAGGACGCCAATGCACAACCTCAAAAAACACCTGAACAGCTTAAGGCAGAGTATGAGATGTTAAGAAGAGGAGAATTTAAACAATTTTTTGACCAGGAAATACAAAACATTATCAACAAGCGGTTCAGGGATATGAAAACATTGGAAAATCAAATTGCTGCCATGAATCCAATTATTGATGTTTTAGCCGAGAAATACGGAACTGATGACGTGAATGTAATAGTAAACAGATTGAGACAGGATAGCTTACAGGAACTTGCAGATGCAGCAGGAATGACCGTAGAGCAGTACGAACAGATTATGAAACTCAGACAAGAAAATAAGATGCTTAAAAAGAGACAAGAGACATTAGAAGCAGAACAAAAAATAAATGCTCAGGTACTTAAATGGCAGCAAGAAGCTGAAACAATGAAGGCAAAATATCCGAACTTTGACTTGAGAACAGAATTACAGAACGAAAACTTTGTCTCTTTATTGAGAGCCGGTGTATCTGTAGAGGCTGCGTACCAGGTGTGTCATATGGATGAAATCATAGCCGGTACTGCAAAACAGGCTCAAAACAATGTAGTTGAAAACATCAAAGCAAAAGGCAATAGACCGAAAGAAAATGCAACAAATCCTGCACCTGGAATAATTATAAAATCCGACCCTCGAAACTTGACAAGAGATGATAGAGAAGAAATAGCTCGTAGAGTTGCAAGAGGGGAGGTAATAAGATTTTGATAATAAGGAGGTATAAAGAGGTTACATGATTACAAATACTGAAAAACTTTTATATATAAAGCTTTTGTCGGTTAATTTAAGACTGTTTGATAATACACAAACAACTGAAAGTGAAGATTTATCAGCTGAAATGAAAACATTTTACAGCGATTATCTCATTGATAACGCTGTACCAAATCTAGTTCACGACCAGTTCGCACAAAAACATCCGATACCGAAGGGTAGAGGTAAAACTATCGAGTTCAGGAAATATGCTCCATTGCCGAAAGCGCTTACTCCATTACAAGAAGGCGTAACTCCTCGTGGAAATAGCCTATCAGTCAGCACAATCACTGCTACTGTGAAACAATACGGTGACTACATCGAATTATCTGATGTACTCTTGCTTACTGCTATTGACAACAACTTGCTGCAGGCAACTAAGCTTCTAGGCAATCAGGCAGGAGAAACTCTTGACACTATCACTCGTGAAGTATTAAACAGCGGAACAAACGTTCAATACGCAGCAGGACAAGTCAATGCTAGACATCTTTTGGTAGGTGGAAAGCCAAGCGGAAACCACTATTTCTCAGTAGAATGCGTCAGGAGAGCAGTTAGAACTTTGAAAAACAACAAAGCAAAGAAAATTAATGGATATTATGTGGGAATTATTCATCCTGACGTTGCTTATGACCTTATGGGAGACGATGACTGGGTAAGTGCATCTGAATATGCCGGTTCAACACAGATTTTCGAGGGTGAAATCGGGAAAATACATGGTGTGCGTTTTGTAGAAACAACTGAGGCAAAAATATTTCACGCTCCAAATCTAAAAGGAGAAACTAGAACTTTAACCGTTTCTTCATATAGCAACAAAGTAATTACTATAACAGAAGCACTTTCAGACATAGAAGCAGCAGCATTGGCAGGAAGAAAAATCATTATAGACGGATATATTTATACTATTTCTAGTGCTGAAGCAGGAACAGCAGGAAATGCAAAAATCACAATCAGCGAAACTCCGACACATGACCCTGCAGCAAGTGATATTATTTATCCAGGCGAAGCAGGAGCAGAAGGAAGAGACGTTTATTCAACTCTTATTCTTGGTGCTGATGCTTATGGCGTTACAGAGGTTACTGGCGGAGGGCTTCAAACAATAATTAAACAACTTGGTTCCGCTGGAACTGCCGACCCGTTAAATCAAAGAGCAACTGCTGGATGGAAAGCTATAAAAACTGCTGAAATCCTAGTTGAAAACTACATGGTAAGAGTTGAAACTGCTTCTACTTTTGAAAGCGGTGAAAATTGATAGTGCAAATATTTTAGCTTAAAAGGGAGCTTAAACTCCCTTTTTAAAAATTTATCAAAAAATTAAAGGG